TTGCTAAATCCGGCGAGCTCATGGCGTCGACGGAGGAAATGCTCGCGGTCCTCCCTGCGATTCTCAAGTCGAAGGGATTCTCGGGAATGATGGCGGAACAGTCTAAAACATTTAATGGGCGCGTTTCAAATATGAACGACGCACTTTTTCAGTTTAAGGCAGCCATGGGGCAAGCGATGCTAGGTCCGATCGGGAAAGTAGTCGAGCTCTTAACTCCGTTAATCCAGAAATTTACCGATTGGGCAAACGCGAATCAAGAAGTTATCGGGACGAAAGTCGAGTCGTTTGTCAATGGACTCATAGAAGGGATTCGAACGCTCGTTTCGGTGGTCGGCGGAATTATGAAAGTACTCGGGCCGTTTACGCCGCTTATAGTCGCGATAGTCGCAGCCATTGCCGCGTATAATGCCGTAATGGTTATATATGAAATAGTAACGACCGCCGCTGCGGTCGCGCAAATGATACTAAATGGCGCAATGCTCCTAAATCCGGTCGGGCTCGTCGTCGCGGGAATCATTTTATTGATTGGCGTCATCGCGTTACTGGTAAAGAATTTCGATCATGTAAAAGCCGCGATGCTTGCCGCTTGGGAAATTGTAAAGGGACTCGGACAGGCGTTCATGAAATATCTTTTATTGCCGGTCAATTTGGTTATGGAAGCGATTGGCGGACTGCTCCGTCTTTTGTCTAAGCTCCCGTTTGTGGGCGACAAGATCGCGCCGGCGGTCGACGCGCTCGACAATTTCCAGGCGAATATGAATAAAACGCTCACCGGGACCGAAGGGGCGCTCGATTTTAAGGGAGTAGCAGAAAACGCAATGGGAAACGCATCCGCCGCAATGAGTGGCGGGGCGCCTATGTCGACACAAACGCAAACGATTAACCGAAATAACAACAGTACGGTTGACGTAAATTTCAACAATACGCCGCCAGGGACTCGCGTCGCAGCGACGGGACCGTCGGCGCCTGGCGTGACGCTTAATACCGGTTCAATGTTTGGGGGTCGCTAATGGCATATGATAATATTCGCGAGGCGAAATATATCGCTCCGTCGGGCGCGACGTTCGTCCTACAATTTGACGAGGTCGAGCGATCGGGCGGGAAAAAATCGTCAGTTCATGAACTCCCGCAACAAAACGATCCGATCGTCCAGGACTTGGGAAACCAGGCGTCGAAATATCCGCTAAACATTTATTTTACGGGGGCGGACTGCTATACACTGGCCGACGCGCTATACGATGCACTATCAGAAATCGGTCCGGGAACGCTCGAGCATCCGACGTTTGGAAATCTAGAAGTCCTCGCGACAAATTGGAACGAATCCAGGAAGTTAGTCGACGGGCTCGGGCGCGTTGATTTTAAGATTGATTTTGTACGCGCTCCTAAACTCGATTCGCTTTCCGTATCGACTCCGACGTCAATCGATAGTACGATACTCGAAAAGGCACAAACGACCGTATCGGCGTCCGTTGCGAAGTCGGCGGGAAAATATGCTCCGGAAACGGCCGCAGAAACATCATGGATAAAAGAAAAAGTATCGGCGATCGTTTCGACATATAAAACGACCTTCGAAGGAGTGACGTCATTCGCTAAAGAGGCACAAACCGAAATAAATAAAATAGTTCGGGAAGTCTCATCGACGATCGACACGCTCGTAACGAAGCCGCTCGAATTATATACCGAATGCGCAGCGATCGCGCAAATTCCTGCGCAGGTATCGACAAAAGTCCTCCGTAAAATCGAAGGCTATCGCGAGCAAATTTTATTTATTGCCGGGCAGGTCGCCGAGACCTACACGGAGGCGCTAACGCTCGGAGAGTCACTTTTCTACGCACTGGCAGGAACAGCGGCGGCGACGGTCGAAGGGACGATTTCAAGTAGGACAGAAGCGATCACGGTCGCGAGTACGGTCGAGGAAGCGACGAACGCGGTCATACAAGCGATTGAAAAACTCGAGGAAACGGTTCCGGAATATCGCGCCGATCCGGAAACTTTCTCTGCGCTCGTTTCGATCGCGATACTCGCGCGGGATAATCTGGTTGAAAAGGCTTACAGCCTGCGGGCGGAGCGCCGCTTAACACTTGCGACGGAACGGACACCGCTCGACCTTCTCGTCGAATTTTACGGAGACGGAATATCGGACCTCGACGCGGCGCTCGACGAATTTGTCGAAATAAACGTCCTCGTCGGCGACGAGATAATTTTAATTCCCGCAGGTCGCGAGGTCGTTTACTATGCCTGAAAAAGAAATCTCCGGACTAAATGATCCCAACCGCGATATTGTAAAACTACTAATAAACGGGCGCGAGTATACGGGCTGGACTGCGGCGACGATCACCATGGCGATCGATAACTGTTCCGACGCGTTCAGTTTAACCGCTCCGTTCGATCCTGGCGATCCGGTCATAATGGCTGCATTTAAGCCTATGGAATATCAGGGAGTAAAACTCTTAATTGGAAATGACGTAGTTCTGACGGGAACCGTTGACAAGGTCGATCCAAAAGTCGACGCTGGAAGTAGAACTATAACTGTCCAGGGGCGCAGCTTAACTGGTCCGCTCGTCGACTGCTCGATTGACGGAAACCTCGAATTTAACGGTTTAACGCTCGCGGATATCGCTCGTACACTCTGCAAGCCGTTCGGGGTCCGCGTTCGATCCGACTATAATACAGGAAAGATCGCCGCTGCGAGTGCTAAATTTGGTCAAGGAGCCTACGATTTTTTGTCGAAGGTCGGCGGGCCGCATAATATGTTGTTGAACTCGTCGTATACTGGGGAACTAGTTATTACCGACGGGAAGGCGCTCGCGGCGAAAGCTCCGATCGCGACGCTCGTCGAGGGGAAAAAACCGCTTTTGTCGGTCGCCGCTTCGTTCGATTCGACGGCGCGTTTTTCGGTATACAAGATCAGCGCACAGCAGGACGGATCGGCGAACGTATCGGGGAAAGTAACTGACGCGACGATCAAAAAAAACCGACCGCGACTGATCGAGCAGGACGACACGGGAACCGATCCGTCTCTTGCCGCAGCATGGGAACGGTCGAAGGCGTTCGCCGCGTCTATGTCGGTATCGGCGACCATTGCAGGATGGCGACGACCTGACGGCGCGCGCTGGGCCGAACGCCAGATCGTCACGCTCAAGGCTCCCGGGGCGATGATTGTACGAGAATCGAGGTGGTTAATCGCCGGAGTAACTCATAAATTGGACTCTGGCGGAGGATGCACGACAGACCTTCGCCTGATATTACCGGAAACGTATGCGGGAACCGTCCCGAAGGTATTACCGTGGGAATGATCGAGTTAATCGAGGTCGCGAGCGCAGCGATCAAACAGTTTAGAAATGCGCCGGGGGAATCCGTCGTCGCTAAAGGGACGGGGCTCGGAGGGGCGACGCGCGAGGCTCAAGTTTATCAACAGCACGGACTCCGCTCTCGTCCGGTCAAGGGAACGCGCGGGCTATTCGTTGGGCTCGGGTCAGGATCGCGCGAGGGCGTCGTTATCGCGCTCGAGAATTACACGCTCGAAATAACGATCGGCGAGGGCGAAACGGCGATATATTCGACAGATACCGCCGGATCGGTCAAGGCAACGGCGAAATTTAAGGCCGACGGATCGATCGAATTTAATGGAGATGGTAAACGCCTCGTAACCTGGCAGGAATTACAGGACGCGCTATCGGCGCAGGCTAACACGATAAAAACTCATACGCATCCCGACCCGACGAGCGGATCGACTGGGCCGTCGGCGGAGCTTGTGACGCTTGCCTGCGATATATCGTCCGCGAAAACGTCGACGCTGAAAACTGGCGGTTGACGTTGCGCGCGGCGTTAATCTTATGATATAATACGCGGGGGACTTAATGGAAACCGAAGGCGATCCGAAATTATACGAAACCGGAGCAGGCCCGATTTTATCAATAAACGGCGGACAGCCGGAAATGAACGAAGGCCTCGAAAACGCCGTATACTTGTCTATTTTTACGGATTCCGGATACTGGGGAAACGTCCTCGCCGACACTCCGGAAAAGTTCTCGAGCAATTTCGGCGAGATATACCGCAGGACGTTGAATAATCAAACTAGGATCGACGCCGAAAAATACGCCTCCGCCTCCCTTGCGTGGATCGTTTCCTCGGGGATCGCGAAGTCGGTCGCCGTTTCCGCATCGATCCCGGGCATCGGGATTCTCGGGTTAATCGTTATTATTGAACAGCCGAACAAAACCGTGACGTTAAAATATCAAATAAATTGGTCCACCATGGCCGTAAGGGTAGGGGCAGCATGATAACGATTCCAAAAGTGGCAGATAATCGCGACCAGATAATCGCGGACATAGAAGGGAAAATCGGCCAGACTATACCATCCTTACCGAAAGCATTTTTTCGCGTTATCGCGACCGCATACGCCGGAGCGATCGCGCTTTTATATCGTTTCGGCGTATGGGTATACGACCAGATACTTCCGCAAACTGCGGACGCCGAGGCGCTCGAGCGTATCGGGAGTCAGTACGGAGTTTATCGCGGAGCACCGGTCTCCGCTAAACTGACGGCGACCGCAACGGGAACAAACAGTTCCGCGATAGCCGCCGGGACGCTCTGGCAAAAAAACGGGATCGTATACGAACAGGAAGTTCTCGCCGAAATTACCGCCGGGGTCGTGACGATCACCGTCGAGGCGCTAACACCTGGGTCCGATTCGAATATTGAAAACGGCGAAAAGATCAGCCTAGTATCTCCGATCGCTGGTATCGATTCGGACGCGACGATAGCGTCAACTATAATCCATGGCGAGGACGAGGAAACGATCGAGTCCTATCGATCAGAAATAATGGACAGACTGGCGAACCGTCCGCAGGGAGGAGCCGCTCCTGACTATATCTCTTGGGCGCTCGAGGTTCCGGGGATCGCGAAGGCGTTCGCGTTCCGAACAGCTCCCGGGACCGTGACAGTTTATCCGCTAATCGCGACGACCGGAACGCGATTACCTGACGCGCCGAAAATTGCCGAGGTTCTCGCATATGTTCAAGATACACACCGGAGGCCGCTCTGCGCTGACGTCGCGGTCGCTGCGCTGACGGAGCGCGTCGTTAATATCACCGTGACGAGCGTCACGCCGTCGAGTCTCGATTCTTGGGAAGCGATTGCCGCAGCATGGACGGCGCATTTATTCAAACGCTATCCTGCGCAATATGACGATGAAGCAAACAAAACTGATTTTATCAGCAAATCGGCCATGTATGGCGAAGCGGCCGGAGCTGGCGCGACAATTATAGAATTCGAAATGTATCTCGACGCATCGCCTACGCCGTTCGATTATCACGATTTGACGACGTCAGAAATTTGCAAATTAGGGGTCGTTACATGGCCATAATGGAAAAAACGCTCCGGCGTTTATTACCGAACGGACAGGCTTGGCGATTGACCGGAAACGTCGGCGAACTGATCGACGCGTTCGGGCTGTCGCTCGAGCGCGCGCGCGAATTCTTGGAAAACGTGCAGAACGAAGCGATCCCTGGGCGCGCGACGTACCTTCTCGAGGCATGGCATGAAACTCTAGGTCTGGCGTTCGATAATACATTAACGCCACACGATCAGCGTATGCGCGTAAATTCCGCGTATACGTCGACCGGAGGATCGTCGCTCGATTATGTTGTCGCGCAGGTAAAAAAAGAATTCCCTCGCGTTATGATACGGGAGCCCGCATCTCCCGGGATGGCCTATTCCGTTACCGGCGACGTCAATACGACGCGTGAACTCGTAAGACTCCGAGGGCTTATAGTTCGTCTAGTATTGCTACACTTGACGCCTAATTATACAATAAGAATATTGGAGACGCTCGAT